TCTTCTTTTGAAAGAACAGTTAAAGGATGACAATTTATTTTGTCTTTTGTTCCTTGCGTTGCAAATCTAAAATGCAAACCTAATTTACTATCTTCGTCAATATCATTAAAGACAGATTGAATTAAATTTGTTACATCTGAAAAACTTTTGCTTAAAGTTTTTTTAGATATAACCTCGTCATTTTTAAAATACATTAAACCAAAGCCGTCTGAATTAGTCGTTAATGCATTTTCTAATATTGTTTTTTCTTTAACAACATTATTTTTATTGCCTACTATTAAGCACATACTTTTCTCGCTTTCTTTTTGTCATAAAACATTGTCTTATGTTTTATGTTTTTTAAATATTTCTTATCTAGCAACCAATTTGTTAGATAAGGGTAATGAAAATGATTAATTCTAACATATGAAATAAAGTCTATATAATTAGGATTAATCGTAGAGCATTCGTTTTTTACAAAGTTAGATAATGCAACGACAAATTCTAAACATCTAAAGAAAGATGCTTTTTTAATATTGCCGTTAAACAATCTAAACTCATGTGTTGGCGAATGATGAACAAAGATATTCAAAGCACCTCTATCTCTATAGGTCTTAACATCTTTAATTTTTAGAGATGAATTTCTATGACAATAGTTAGTTTCTTTTCGTCCACTAACCAAATCTAAAAATTTTCTGTTTTGTTCACTATTAATAAAATAAAGCATTTTACCAACAGCCAACCTAGACAAAAAATTTTGTCCGATATGAATGTGTAGCCCTGTTGTATTATCTCTAAAAGATTTTAAATAGTTGATTTCTTCTGAATTAAAAAAATCATTCCATTTATGTTTATGATAATCAAAAGTCGCAGGACTAGAAACAATTTCAAATCCGTAGCCAATACTTGCGTCTTCTTTACAAATAACAAAGTCTGTTAAAACCTTATGTTGTAAATTATAGGCAATATCGTTTCTACTTAAATCTGAACTTTCTCGAACTTGTACCTCTAATTCTATTCCTAAAGTTAATTCATCACAGCTAGGTTTTTCATATTTCATTCGATAAATTTTCGAACTAACTCGTCTACTGTAATTAAGTACATATTCATCTCTTTCTTCGTCATCATAATCTTCGTCATAATCTTCATCTTGATAGTTATGTTCTTCGTCATTCCAATCTTCATTGGCAACCCAAACATCACATCTTTCAGAATAACGAAAATCATTATCGTTACAAGTAATGCAAACATTTGATAAATTCCAAAATTCATTTTCTGAAATTAGAGAATTAGGTGTACTTTGATTACACCATTCACAAATAGTTACATTAGCAGTTTCTTCTTCATTAGGCATAAAGCCCTCGCTTTCTATTTCTAAAAAATTAAAAGAAAGTCGCTTGAAAAAATATTATTTCTTATTCACAATGTTAAAGAGTAACAATCTACTAATTTAAAAAAGACAGACATCTCGTAAAACTATGTCCTTGTACTATTGAAATTTTTAAATTTTTAATCATTCTTATTTTGTAAGGGTAAAAAGAAAAAATCTCAAGGAAATAATACCCAAAAACATGGGATATTTACTTTTATTTTTACCCTGTGGATAACTTTTTTTTAGGCATTTCCGCAGGATTTTTTGCCTTTGCCAGCTTTGCATGTCTCTGAAGCTGTAGTTATTAATTAGAATAACATAAAGGGTGGATTCATCTCAGTAATTCCTTGAAGCGTGGAGTTGCCTCAGTAATTCCTGACTTACCATCCCCGTGGGCACAGCTTCTCCAGCAGCCTGGCTAGCAGCTCCATTATATAATATAACATAAATTTAATTTCCTTTCTAAAAAACTCCGCCCAATAGGGGCGGAGTTGTCTCAGTAACTTCTAGCCGTTTGTTTACCGTGGTAGTTTTGACCCATCAACTGGGCCCTCTGCCAGGAGGAAGTTGGTCCCTGAACCGTGCCACGGAATCAAAGAGACTTTAAAATAATCTTTCTTTGTTTCCTGGTCATAACTCAGTGTTACTTCCACTGCACCCTGCCATGAAGCTGCGATTGTTTCCAAGCCTGAATTAGCGTGGCCTCGCGCCGTTGGTGCGTGCATCCTGGCGCTCCGGGAGATCATCCCGTAAAAATGCGCCATAAGCTCTCCTTTCTTTCTCCTTATATAGTCCCATTTTCTCCCATAATCAAGCTGTAAAATAAAATACTTCAGCTTACCAGCTCCAGCTCCTGCAGCACCGGCACGTGCGTAAGCTGATTCATATAATAGAATACTACATATAGTAGTTCGCGAACCGTTGACCTACAATATGTGGGGAGTTACTTCAGTAATTCCTGAAGTACCAGCTGCGCACTGGCGCAGCTTCACCTGATTCACCTGCTGCACGTGCCTGGGGTGAAGTATGGATAAAGAAGACTAGATATAGTGGGGAGTGAGTTCAGTAATAACTAGATCTTGGGGAGTGAGTTCAGTAATTCCTGATGCCGGGCCCGCGGATCCTTCACCTGGATGCAGCTTGAGCTCAGGACGTATAGTAAAGCTGAAGGTGATTCATATAGAAAGGGAGTTAGTTCAGTAATTATTGGGGGAGTAGTTCAGTAATTTTGGGAGTGACTTCAGTAATTACTCGAACAGTGAACCTCGAACCTCGTTCCAATCATATGGATAAGGGAAGGTTTTAAGGGAAGGGTGTTTTAAACCATTTTTCGCTAATATAAGGGAGTCTTTCCCTCTATATAAATAGAGAGATCTCTTTAAGAGGCTCTCGGACTGTTTTTTAACAAAAATATAAGAGTTTCCGCCAGCTTTGGCATATCTTTGATGCCACGCTACTTGTAAAGGCGATAGTAACACTTTGTAATACTTTGTTTGTTTTAATTCTATCCAAATTGATACTCCATTATGACACCCAAAAACATCAGGAATTCCACCCCCAGCCCTATTTTCAATTCTTGTCCAAAAAACATCATTTATGTTGTTTTTCAAGGATTTCCAAAACAAAGATTCTTTTGACATTGTGATTAAACTATTGTAAATAAATGGGATAATTTAGAAAGGAAGAAATTATGAAAATTAATTTTGATAAATATGACGCCACTTGCGAAAACGGAGTTTGGACTTGGCATATAAGAAACAAGGATAACACAAAAACTATTGCTGTTAAAGTTACTTTTAAAAAAGATACATATGATGTTTTTTCTTATCAACTAGCAACTTTAATGGCAACAGCTGAAGTTGATAAAATGTATTTCGAAGAGAAAGAAAATTTAGCAACGAAAAAGCTACAAAGAATTCGAGAGGCTTTAAAAATCAATCAAAAAATTGATTGGGTATGTGGTATGCCTGATCATCCGATTGAAGACGAACTTCAAGCACTTATTGATATTATAGATGAGGAGGAAAAATGAGTAACGCACTTAAACATGAAGGAGCAGGATATCATTGGACTATAAAAAAATACAAAGATCCAAATAAAAACTTTTGGTTGGAACGCCTAATGATTCTAGTAAAAAATGCTCCAGAAAATGGAACAAGATTCAAAACATATAAAATGGGAAATACTACTTTTAAATTAAGAAATTCTCAGAAAAATATGGTTGATTTTTTTAAAAGATTGGCATCCAGAAAAGCTTCTATATTTCCGGAAATGCCAATTAAACCTACACCTGTAGTATCAAGGTCAGCTCCTTTACGCAAAACAGAAAAGAGCAAAACTTGTTATGTGTGTAGAAAATTAAAACCTAATCGTATGTTTTATCAAAGAAAAGATGGAACATACTTTTCTGGTTGTATTCCTTGTCAGAAAACAATCAGAGCCAAAACTAAAGCAAATATTAATCTGTATGATCATAAATAAGGAGGTAAATATGGAAAGAGTTAGTTTAGGACATGTTGCAGTTGATAGTGGTCAATTAATGATAGTTGACCCTTGTCGACTTGACGAGCATTGGAATAAGGAAGATTATGATCCTAAATCCAAGCCAACACCTTTTAGTTATAATGATATTTCTCAAAAAAATCAAAAAGGTGTTAATTCTTCAAACTTTCCCCAAAGTAAAATGCCGGGAGCATCCGTTCATTTTTTAACTGGATGGGGTGATGGTTTGTATCAAGTTTGGGGATACAAAGATGAAGCTGGTCGTATTGTTAAAGTTGATATTGACATGTGGAATCTGGACACGAGGTTGAAAAGAGAGTAGACTTCTATGATGAAGGAAATTTGTGCAACGCTATTAACTTTATGCAGTACTTTACTACAAAGTTTTGACTTTGAATATTCTACTGATAAACAAAAACTGTTTGTAAGAGGTATTGCAGAGTGCACAATAGTTGTTAACACAAGTGTTCCTCCTGCAAAAAGAGTACCTGTGCTGATTAGTACAGCACAGGCTATTCTTGAATCAAATTGGGGGGAAAGTCGTTTTGCTCGAGAAGCCAATAATTTTTACGGAATTATTCAAACTGACCCGACCGAACCTCATATTAAATCATTAAATTCTGATGTTTTAATGAAAATGTACGGAAGAAAATGTGAGTCAGTTTATGATTATGTAAATTTATTAAACACAGGAAGTCATTTTGAAAAGTTTAGAGAGGAAAGAATTAAACAAGTATTTTTTACAAGACAAGTTGATTATGATAAACTTATAGATGCATTAGAAGGATATGCTGAAGATCCTTTTTATACAGAAAAACTAAAAGAAATAATTTTAATTTTAAGAGAGGATTACTTTGGAGGTATTTAAATGTGCCGTATTTGTGATAATAAAGGTTTTTTTATAGTTAGATGGGAATTAGAAGAATCCTATGTAATTTGTAAATGTCAAAAAGAAAGGAGAAGGGGAGTTATGTATTGGTTAATGGAAAAATTAGCAAGATTGATTGAAAAAATTACTTCTTAAGAGATTTTTTAGAAGTAACATCTTCAACAGTAATATGATCTATCAAAGGGGAGTGAAAATTAACAATTTCTTTTAATCGCTCCTCTACTTCTTTTCTACTCATAGCATCAATAGTTCCATGTAAAACAGTTGTTGTTTTTTCATGTAACCCTGCAGCCTGACCTCTAATTTTTTCTGCATTCACAGCTGCAGACCAATGCCCACTATCTTTAGCACCATCTCTTAATTCTTTAAGATCTCTCATGTGTACACCTAAATTTGTTTCATTTTTTCTTTGTTGTTCTTCTCTTAATTCTTTTATGTAAGTTACAACTTTTGGATATTGATTAGGATTTTGAAGCTGATAAGATACTTGTCTTGCAACTTTTTCAGAATATCCTGCCTGACGGGCAGCTTCAGCTCCTGTAATTTTACCTTCACCAAATACTAAGTTATGAGCATAACGAAGTTGCATAGGTGTAAGTTTTTCAGTCTTTTTATATTTTGGCATGTTGATCAAAATGTCTTTGTAGTACATTTAACTTGTCTTCAGCACTAGCCATTTTTTCTAATAATTTATCAATTTCCTCCAAGTGCTGAGGATGTTCCCCAATACCAACGGGATTAGTAAGATAAATATTAATAGTTGCTTTAGATTCAGCAATAATTGCTCTGTATTTTAGAGTTAAAGACTCATACATTTCTTGAGGTAGATTCATTAAATTTTCCTATATAGATATATCAAAGTGATTTTATATATATTTCCTTATATTTCAATGAAAAGTGAAAAGTGTTGTTGAATGTGTTGAATAGAATAAAAGTACATTCAACACTATATTTGTTGCTATAAATGACAGAATATATACATTATTTATTAATGTTGAATATGTTGAATGATATTTTCAAATCTTTAAAAATATTTTATAAAATAATTCTGACATAACTATATAGGAGAAATTCTGACTTTAGAAATTATTCCCATCACCATCAGAGCTGCCAATGAATTTGTTGAAAAATATCACAGGCATAATAAAAGAGTACAAGGTGCGCGGTTCGCGGTCGGTTGTATCAGTAATTCGGACCTAGTAGCTGTAGGAATAGTGGGTAGACCAGTAGCAAGGAAGCTGGACAACGGACTGACGTCCGAAATTACGAGGCTTTGCGCCAAACCAGACGCTCCAAAGAACGCTTGCAGCTTCCTTTATGGACGTTGCTGGAGAATATGGCAACAAATGGGCGGAAAACGAATGATTACCTATACATTCGAAAAAGAGGACGGAGGATCCGTTCGCGCCACAGGATGGCGCATGATAGGGGCTACCAGGGGATTTGGGGATCATCTCAAGGGTTGGCAAACCAGGGCAGGAAGGGAAAAACAAGAAAATGTCAAAGAACCAAAATTTAGATGGGAAATTACAAAAAAATAGGATAAAAAGAACTTCTAATCCGGTGGCAAAGGATTTGTTTACTCCTCTTTATCGCTTAAGAGTAGTAAAGAATAAAAAGAAATATAGGAGGGCTAATGTCGACAAAAGGGTTAAACCAATTACGGAAGAAGCCTGATTCTATTTCTCCTCATTCACTTTTCATAACAGCTCCTTGTTTTGGGAACCTTGTCACTGTAGACTTTATGCAGTCCATGATCAATGTACAGTCGTGGGCTGCGACCAACAATATTCCTTTACGTTTTTACTGGTTGGGTAACAATGCTATCATTACAGAAGCGAGAAATAAATGTGTAGCAGAATTCCTTAATGACAACGCCAATTATTCTCATTTACTTTTCGTCGACGCTGACGTTGCCTTTGGAGTGGAAACCCTGGAGAAGCTTTTAAAAGCGGACAAGGATGTCGCTGTCGCGCCCTACCCGAATAAATCAATCGACTGGGCGTGGCAGGAATTTAGAATGACACAGGATCCCGAAGCGGATTATTCAACAGCTGGTTTAACCTACAATGTTGTCTTTGAAGATAGCAAAAGTGGTGGGGATGAATCAGCTGGAAATTGGGGCACTAACAATCTCCTTCCTGATAAGGAAGGTTTTCTCCGTGTAAAAAGAGCTCCAACGGGAATGATGCTGATTAACCGTGAAGTATTTTCCTCCTTAGTTACAGCACCATATCCGCAAAGGGTAAAGCCCTACCTTGATGTTCACAAAACTAAAAACCTTTTCGGTTTTTTTGATGTCCTAACCCTCCCATCAGGACACAGACTTGGCGAAGATTTTGCTTTTTGTGAACGGGTAAGGGCCGTGGGCCGAGAGATTTGGGCATTATGTACAGCAAACATGCGTCACGAAGGAGGGGCTAAATTTACAGGAAACTTCCAAGAACAAATTAAAACAATATCTTTACTCAGAAAAAATGATGATTTAAAGGATGCTATTAAAGAAATGGAAGAGAAGGGAATACCGTGGACAATCAACAAAAAATAAATCATTTTTATTTTAATATTCAAGGATGGTTTAATTATGCTGATGTTTATGATAGAGCTTTAGCATGGTTTGAAGATGGCGCTCACTTTGTGGAAGTAGGATCATGGAAAGGAAGAAGTTCAGCTTACATGGCAACAAACATTCATAACACGGGAAAGAAAATACAATTTGATTGCGTGGACACTTGGGAAGGATCGTGGGAACATAATTTATCTAAAGAAGAAGTAGAACAAAAATTTCAAGAAGGGAAAATAGATGAAAATGTTTATTATCAACTATCTAATTTAAAAAAAGAAGATTTGTATGGACAATTTTTAAAAAACATTGAACCCGTAAAACATATTATTAACATAGTACGTAAAACATCTGTGGAAGCTGCAAAAGATTATAAAGATGGATCTCTTGATTTCGTGATGATTGATGCAGCACATGATGAAGAAAATGTATACCAAGATATAAAAGCCTGGAGGAAAAAATTAAAGCCAACAGGAATTATAACAGGAGATGATTTTGCGGAAGTAGGAGTTAAAAGAGGATTATCACGTTATGCACAAGAGATGGGGGATGAGCCCTTACTTTTATCTTCGAATGCATTTCCTTCATGGATAATGCCAACTCAAGATAAGAACATAACAAAAAAATGGAGGACACCAATAACATGATTTTTTGGCATATTATAGCAATAGGAGCAGTTTTTGCTTTAGGTTTTTTAATTGGAAGGAGGTTTGAATGGCTCAAGATAAGACGGATGAGACTACAGTCCAAGCGAAGATAGAATATTTATTTCCTCTTCCTATCTGTCACATTGTTTTACCAGAAGATGTGATTGTTCAACTGGATATGATAACAACCGAACTTCTACACGCTCCAGAAGAAGACAAAGATGATCACTCAGGACAGTTAGCAGGGAAAATTCATGAGGGGCAACAGATTGCTATTCCTAGAAAAGGATATTTTAAAAAATTTGTAGAAACAGGAATTTTAGAAGCATGTAAAGGTTATATTAAAGGAAGTGCTTTACTGGATGGTAGGGCTATAAATATGTGGAAAAATTTTGATTTAACTTTTCAAAAAGGCTGGATTGTATCTCAGTACGCTGGAGATTACAACCCTGTTCATACTCATAGTGGCACTCTTTCTGGCATAATTTATTTACGCGTTCCTCCGCAAATTAAAAAAGAATCCGAACCAGATGGATGGTTAACCTTTCATAACAACAGGGAATATGATGCTATGTCACTTCGTTTCGGAATGACACAAAATAAACTTCCTGAAATAGGACATATGTATTTGTTTCCAGCTTGGCTTGGTCATTCGGTAATGCCTTTTCGTGGTGAAGGAGAAAGACGTTGTATTTCTTTTAATGTAAAAGCATTTCCGACAGGAGGTAATTCTGGAGACTAAACCTAAAATGAATGGTCAATTAATGTTTGCCACCCTGGCAATGCATTTTAACTTAAAAGAAAAATATAAATCTATTAATGATGAAGTTAAAAAAGAAATTTTAGAATGGATGGACCAAGATCCAGGTGTTATTAAATCTAATATGGGTGGTTGGCATTCTAGACCTACGCATACAGGAAAATTAAAAAAATTAACAAATATTATTGCAAAAGATTTTGCTCCTATTTTTGGAAAAGCAATGGGATGGAAGCTGGAAGATAGAAAATTTTTTTCAGAAGGCGGTGCGTGGGCCAATGTTAATCCTCCTGGAGGATCGAATAATACTCATGTGCATGGTAACTGTGTTTTATCAGCTGTGTACTATGTTGAAACACACGGAGCCGAACAAGGCCCAATTATTTTTTGTGATCCAAGACCAGGAGCAGTGCAGTATCATCCTTTAATTG